TTTATCGCCACTTTTTATCGCCACTTTATAATTTAAGTTTTTTAAAATAACTTTAAAATTTATTTAAAACATCATGAAAAAACACACAGCCGCTGCGATAGACTATTTTTCTCGTCATCACAGCAACGAATGTCATATCACTGCTGATGGCAGAGTATTTCACAAAAAAGAAGGAGCAGAGAGCTTTGCTTCTACCCTAGAAGATAGAACCATAGAATCCTTTACCCGCAGGGAGGCCGAAGCATCAGCAGACCAGAACTCTGCTGATGAGAACAAAGTAGATAATGGAAATGAGCCGTTGTCTCCCGATACACCGGATACCCCTAATACCGAAGACAATGCCCCGCAAGATGTAGGCACTCCAAATGGAGAAGACGCAGAAAGAGCTGAGAAAATTAAAGAGCTTGAAAGCTTGGAGTTGGTACCCAAGAATTATAACAAGATGAAATCTCTAGTGACTTACTTCAAGTTAGAGATAGGAGATAAAGCAAATGCAGAAGACTTAATTAGTGTACTTACAGAGTTTAAATCTAAATTAGAAAAATAATGCAGGCAACAGGAACACCAAAAGTAATTGTTAATATCAGCAAAGGTAATCTGCAGAGACAGGTGCCTGTGCTGGACAGCACGGCAGGTATCATTGGCACAGCAAAGACTTCATCACTGATAGGTAAAATACAAACGGTGTATTCCTATGATGATGCTATAGAAAAAGGCTACACAGAAACAGCAGAACCTTATTTACACCGCCATATCAAAGAGTTTTACGATGAACTCGGTGGAAATCAGGAACTGTGGATACAAGGAGTAGAAGATACAATGACTATGGAGCAGATGGTTACAGCAACCAATGCTAATGGTCTGAAAAAAATGCTCACTCTTTCCCAAGGGCGTGTTAATATCGTTTTTGTCAGCAGAAACCCTGCAGATTCTTACACCCCAGGAACGGGATTCTTAGATTCTGATGTAGAGAAAGCGGTGACTAAATCTAAACCGCTGTGTGAATATCAGCAGTCTATCAACCGACCTGTTAGACTTCTCATCGAGGGACGGGTGGCTAATCTTTCCGCTAATCCTTTCTATAAACCAGTAGATGGAGAAAACACCTTTGCGGGTGTAGTCTTAGGAGGCAGTCAAAAAGACAACTCTGCTTCGGGAGGTCTGGCTCTTGCTAGGGCTTGTAAGTATGGAGCACATGTAAAGCTCGGTAATGGACAGAATGGTGTACTCTCTATTACACAGGCATATATTGGCAATCGTGTTTTAGAAGAATTTACCCCTACAGAACTAGACAATTTTAGTGATGCAGGTTATATTCTGCTTCATAGGAGAGATGGTGCCGCGGGATATTTCTTTGGGATTGATAAAATGGCAGGAAAAGATGATTTCCATATTCTTGTGCATGGCAGACTGATAGATAAGGCGCAAAGATTAGCAGCAGCAACAACAACTCCGTTTTTAGAAACTTCTGTAAGAATGGAAGCTAACGGCAATATTCATGCTACTGATGCTAAATATATTGAAGATTTGATAAAGTCTCAAATCCGCTCCAACATGGAAGAACAAATCAGCGGAGTTGATGTGATTGTTCCAGTGGAACAGGATATCATTAATACTAGTAAGTTGTCTGTTCAGGTAAAAATACAACCTCTTGGATATTTGAGCTGGATTGTGGTAAACCTTGGTCTAACAAAAACAATTTAAGAAATGGCAAATGCAAATATAACCTCAAAAGAGTGTGCCTGGTCAAAGTTTGAAGTCAAACTTTTAGGCAGAACAATTAAGGGGCTTCGTGGATTCTCTTTTAAAAAGACAGTAGAAAAAGAGCACTTATACGCAGCGGGAAGTCAGCCAATAGACATCATGGATGGCAATGTAAAGTACGAAGGAAGTATCAAAATTTTAGGGTTTGAACTAGATGCTCTTAATAAGGCTGCACAAGTAGCCCAATATTCAGACATTACCGAAGTGCCTCACGAAGCGATTGTCATTACCTGCTCTTATAAGAAATGGCTTACCGACCCGATAAAAACCTATACAGCTACGGGTGTGGCATTTACTGAGGCAGGTAGTGAATTAGAGCAGAATGCTAAATATAGAGAGATTTCCCTTCCTTTTTTAGCAATGAACATAGACCATACAGTATTTTAAAATTAAAGAAAAATGAGCAAAGAAAAATTAAACCGAGCTTTTGCTGCACGAAAAGCAAAAGAGGATAAAAAATCAGAAGAAAAACCTAAAAAGGAAATTAACCTACAGCCTTTTGTTGATAGGTTTACACAAGAGAAATTAGATGAATACAAAGCCCAATATGGAGGGCGACCACTAATTTATATTGCTGTAGGCGATTATAGGGCAATTCTTAGACCTCCAACTGCAGATGACCTGGGAGATTATATGACTGCTATCGGCACTAACGGAATGAGTAAGGCGGTAGCTATGATAATTGAACAGTTGTGGATTGATGGAGACTTTGAACTGATAGACGATGAAGATATGTTTATATCAGTATTTCTCCAGATGAATAACATCTTAGAGACAAAGAAAGCCGAGTTTTTTCGCGCTTAGTGAAAAAGGACAGGCTGATTTTAAAGAAGAAAGAGCAGGAATAGACTATTTAATTGTATTCGGAAGTATGCAATTTGGGGCAAATGCCCTCAAAGAATGGGGCGAAGAAACATTTTTCTACCGCACAGGTATTGCCCTTGAAATTTGGAAAGCACAATCAAAAGTGAATTATAGAGATGAGTAATATTGTAGAATTTGCCATAAAGATGAAAGATGTCATGAGTGGAGGACTTAGTAGGCTAAGTTCTACTTCTCAAAGCACCTTCGCTCGTATGGGAAGGCATATTAATGATGTTACGGGTCGAAATAAGACACTCAGCATGAGTTTTTCAGAAATTGAGAAGAAAATACGAGATGCTGAAAATGTAATCAGAAACTCTACTATTCCCTCCCAGATAAGAGAAGCCCGCAGGGAGCTTGCCTCTCTGCAGCGCTTGTCTTCAAGACATGCTGGAAATACAGGAGGAGGTGCAACTTCAAAAGAAGGAGGTTTAGGTAGTGTTTTTAAAGGCACTTTAGCTGCCCAGTTTGCGATGAACGCTGGCTCTGCTTTTCTTGGATTGGTAAAAGATGGTATTGGTGGTGCTGTTTCAGCAAGTATGCAGAAAGAACAATCAATCGCGGGGCTTTCTACATTTTTAGGAAAAGAAGGCGCTACTGAGGCGTATAAAGGAATTAAGGAGGATGCTAAATCAACCACTTTTGATGCAGATAGTCTTCTAGATGCTAACAGAGCTTTAATCTCTGCAGGTATGAACGCTAAAGATGCCAGGGAAGACGCAATGAACCTAGCTAATGCCATATCTGCTGTAGGAGGCGGAAATGATGAGCTTTCCCGAATGGCAGCAAACATGCAACAGATTAAGACTGTAGGAAAAGCAACATCAATGGACATCCGCCAATTTGGTATGGTCGGAATTAACATCTATGAAATGCTCTCCCGAAGTACAGGAAAGAGCATCGACCAAGTTAAGGAAATGGATGTTACCTATGACCAGCTGGCAAAAGCTCTTGCTATGGCAAGGGATAAAGGTGGGCTTTACGAGGGTGCTTTAGAGGCACAATCTGCAACCATGGCAGGAAAATTAGGAACATTGAAAGGAATGTTTGCAGACAGCTTAACCGACATTGGAGATGCCTTTTCTCCTATTGTCAATAAGTTTTTAGACCTTGGAATAAAGTTCGCTCAAAACATATCCCCAATGCTGGAACAATTACAGCCTTATATCAATGCTATTTCTGATGGATTAGGACAAGCAATAGATTATATTTCAAATCTTACTACTGGCACAGGAGAATGGAGTGACTGGATAGCAATCGCTTCGGAGTATTTCAATCAAGTTTGGGATTTTACTAAAAGCATTATTGTCTCTGTTTCAAAAATCATTATGGGGGTGGCACAATGGATAGCTAAATCTGAAATCATCAAAGATGTATTTAGAGCCATCGGGTGGCTTTTAGGTAATATCTTAGATGTTATTGGTTGGATAGGAGAAAAACTTGTTTGGTTATGGGAGAATGTTCTCGAACCTATATTATCTGGAATTGATGAGGCTTATAAGTTTGTCAAAGGCTGGTTCTCTGATGAAGCAGGAAAGACAGTAACAATAGACACTAAAATAAACCCGCCTGATAACCTTCCAAAACCTCCTGAAGATTTAAGTTATCATGCAGACTTAACAAGATTTAAAGACACTTCCATTGGAGCAGCAGAGGACAAGAAAAAGAAAAACAAAACATCGGAGAAAAAAGCTGGTGATACCATTGCAGGAGGCGGACCAAAAGTAGTCAATATCCATGTAGGTAAATTCTTTGATAATATCCAATTTACCACAATGAATGGAGCGGAAAGCGCCGAGCAATTAGAAAAAATAACATTAGAGTGTTTAGCAAGGGTATTATATAATGGAGCCAAGACAGTATGATAACAATATTTGATTTACACGAGCTTTATAAAACCTATTTCGGGAAAGCTCCTTATTATGTTACGCCAAAAGATTCGGATAAACCACTGACGCAGGATGTAACTTATTCGGGAATTGCTCAAAATCCACACCCAAAAGGAACTATCCACTACAATAGGAATAACATTGCACTCAATAAAATAGGAGCTTACGGGCATGATATATGGTTTCCAATCTCACTCAGTAATGCTGATAGTGGAACTATTGAGATAGAAAACTGCACGGTATCAGTTAATCTGTCAAAAACGATTGTACGAACGCCTGTAAGTGAGCGTAAAGGCACCGTAAAAGAGTGTTTTAATATTGATGACTACCGATTTACCATTCGTGGTTTTCTTATCGGAAAAGGAAGAAAGTTTCCCGAGGAGGATATAATGAAGCTTCAAAAACTCTTTGAATCTGATAAGCCCGTAGAGCTTCACGGAGGTTATCCAGAGCTTTTTTTAGAGAAAAGCTGCCGAGTGGCCATCGAGACACTGGAATTTCCAGAAGTACAAGGCAAAGCATATTGGATACGCCCTTTTATGATAAGTTGTGAAACAGATTATATAGAAGATTTAATCATTACCAATTAACATGTTTTATCTAACCAGCGATATAGAAATAGGAGGAATTAAGGTTAAGGCGAATAAGGTAACCTGGAAGACTTCGGTTAATTCATTTACTGATACTTGTACGATTTCGCTTCCAAGGACAAAGTACCTTAAAACAGATGCAACTACGACAGCGAATGCAGAGGATAATAAAAAAGTTTATGCTTTTAAAGAAGATGATAAAGTAACTGTTAAACTTGGTTATGATGGGAAAAATGAAACTCGGTTTATGGGCTTTGTTAAGCGGGTTAATATGGGGATACCCGTAGAAGTAGAATGCGAAGGATACAGTTACCAGCTCTATGATATTATATTCAGCAGAACTTACACCTCTGTAACGGTAAAAAAATTATTACAAGATGTAACCGCAGGAACGGACATTTTACTTTCCAAGGAAATGCCAGATATTCCGCTGAAAAATGTACGCTTTAAAAATGCTACAGGAATACAAGTTTTAGAATGGCTGGTAAAAGAGTGCAAACTCTCAGTTTATTTCAATTTTAATGAGCTGTATGTAGGGACTTTATTTGGAAAGAAACAAGATGAAATTAAAGTCCATTTAGGATGGAACTCTGTTAAAGATGATGGTCTGAAGAAAAAGGAAGTAGACAAAAACATGAAGATTGTCATCAAAGAAAAAAACCAAGCTGGCGAAGTTCAGAAAGTGAAATCTGATGATAAAAATTCAAAGAAAAAAACAACAAAACATAGAAAAGCAAGACAACAGATAGATAAATACAGCAATGAGAAGCAAGTAAAGATAAAGGCAGGTATTCCCGCTCAGTTCTTGAAAGAAATAGCTCAAAGGCTGGAAAGCAAAGAAAATTACAGAGGCTATGAGGGAGATGTAACTATATTCCTGGTGCCTTATGCAGAGAAAGGGATGGTGTGTGAAATTACCGATAAAGTATTCCATGAAAGACAAGGGCGATACTTTGTAGACACTGTATCTGGGGAGTTTGGAGAAGGAGGAGGACGACAGACATTAACACTTGGACTATTAATGCCTACAAAATGACAATAGGAGATATAAGAGAAAGGCTTGGAGATTTAGTGAGTTCATCGGGACCAGCAGTAAGTAATATTGCTAAGGTAAAATCCGTAAATGAGAACCAAGCAACATGCGTGCTGGAAGATGAAGATGGGCAAGAAATACCAGAAGTAAGACTACACCCTGTACTGACAGGGAAAAAGAGCTTTTTACAGATACCTAAAATAGGCTCACTAGTATTAGTGGTAAGAATTGAAGATGATGATGACTGGATGATTATAGCTTGTGATGAAGTGGACAAGTTCCTTTGGGTAACAGATACTACAAAGGTAGAGCTTACAGACAAGGTTCATATATCTGCCAATAACAAGAATATGGCGGAACTGATAGACAAACTCTTTGAGGCGATTCTAAAAATGAGATTTACAACCAATACAGGGCCTACCATTATGCTGATTAACCGTGCCGAGTTTGAGAGTTTAAAAAATGAGTTTAAAGAGCTTTTAAAATAAATTTAAAATGGGTCAAGGATTAGATAAGGCAACACTGAAAGCCTCTATTATTGAAATTTTCACTTTTGAACAAGGAGAAGAAACAAATTACAATAACTCTGTAGAGAGAATAGCAGAAAAACTGAGTGACGCAATAGAAGTTTTTGTAAAGTCCGGAAAGGTAGAAATAAACAGCGGAATAAAATTGACTACTTCGGGCTCATCAGGATCGACTATAGAGAAAGGAACAGGTAAAATAATATAATATGCCAAAAGATATATTGTTAGATGAAAACCTTGATTTAGTGCTTAAAAATGGTGATTTTTCCATAGGAGAAAGCACCGCACAACATCAAAAAATACTGATTTTATCAGATAAGGGAGAGTTTAAAGCTAATCCTAAACGAGGAGTTGGTGCTAGGAAATATTTGGAAACTCACAAACCTGATGATTTTGCCCGTGAAATACGGCAGGAGTTCAGTATTGATGGTATGAGCGTAGACGCAATCAGTATAGGAAAAAATTTAGAAATGAACATCACAGCTCAATATAATGAAAATTAATGTTTTACCCTTACAATCACTTTTAGATATAGCCGTACAGCACACGGGAGCGGTGGAAAGTGTGTTTGCGATTGCTGTTGCCAATGGGCTGAGCCTGACTGATGATTTACCTGCAGGGACTGAAATTAAACTCCCAGACAGTGTGAATAAAGACAGCGATGTACTGAATTATTACAGCGCAAAAAGGCTGCAACCTGCCACAGCAGTAATCCTGCTTCCAGAGGAGGAAAGATTAGAGGGTATCGGATATTGGGCAATTAGTGTAGATTTTAAAGTAAGTTAAAAAGCAAAACATGGGAAAGAAAAAAGAAAGTTAC